TCATTGTCTACTAATAGTGAAGGAATAGTTAGCTCAGTACAATGTTTAGCTCTATCTAGTACAGTACTTCTTTCACCATCTAATTTTGTCCAACGGTTCTTTAAGCTAACTTCATTCTCATCCATAACTAACTACCTGTTTGTACTGATTTTTTAACTGCTGTTCTTGTTAGAGGAATTTGTAAACGTTTCTTGCCCAATGCTTTCTTACGTACATCTTCTCTGTTTGTTTCATCTGTGCCACCAGGTTTGAACTCTGCCTCTTCAACTGGTGCAGATGGTGCTGGTGGAGGTGTGGGTGCAGGTGTTCTAGAACTAAATAGTCCGCCCATACTTATTCTCCTTGTGCTAATTCTTGTAAACGTCTAATTAAATCAATGACTCCGTGTAGACGGCCCTGTTGGTAAGGACTCATTTCCTTTGTAATTATCTTATCGGGAAATTCATCTTCCAACGCTCTCAACAATTCTAATGTCTTGCTTGGTAATTTATCCATAATAGTTCCTGGAGGGTCTCTGGTTCGAGTTCATCAGAGATTATCACTATAATAATCCCACCAGGGTGGAGTCCTATAGTGTAACCTCTATATATTACTTTCGGAAAGGGTTTAGTTTATCAATCCAATCCCACACTTTACTGTAGTCTTTGGAGTGTAAACGCCACTTAGCTTTCCAGGCTTTATAACCTACCATCCCCACTCTCCTTTCATACCAGCAGCTGAGTAATCAGTTACTGTACCTTCGAAAAAATTCTTAAAACTATCTCCAGCAATAATCCATTCTACCCAAGGTAGGGGATTATCTTTAACACCATAGTTAGGTTTAAGTCCTAGTTGTATAAGTCTACGATCTGCTAGATGCCTGATATAATCTTTGACTTCGCCTTTTTCAAGACCCTCGATGCTTCCCATTTTATAAGCAAGATCGATAACTTTGTCCTCCAAGGCAACCGCAGTTCTGACCATTTCGTAAATTTCTTTTTTAAATTCATCTGTTACTACCCTCGGATGTTCATTGCAAAACTGTCTAAACAAACGTGACATCCCTTCAACGTGCATAGACTCATCTCTAATAGACCACTCAACTACTTCACACATACCCTTCATCTTACCGAAGCGTTGATAGTTTAGCAGCATAGCGAATGCTGAGAACAATGACATACCTTCGTTAACACACGTCTGAGCTAATGCTTTAGCTAGTCCGTGCAACGTAGATGTATCGTTGTCCTTCATAAACTCAATCTTATCTTTCATTTGTTTGTAGTCTAAGAAAGCTGAGTATTCACTATCTTCAAAACCTAAGGTGTCATTTAGTAATGCATAGGCACGTTGATGTGTACCCTCACGATTAGCAAACGACATAATCATATTCCTAATCTCGTGATTACGAAACTTAGGTATATATAAATCACAATAGTTTTGTGCTACCTGTACATCTGATTGTGTAAACAGACGAAGGATCTGAGTAATGTGGTTCTTCTCTTCTTCAGTGATAGTACCACGTTTCCACTGATCTACATCTTCCTGTAGTTTAACTTCCCATATACCCCAATGGATCTTCTCGTGCTCTTCAGCAATTTCTATTGCCCACTGATGATTAAATGGTTTATATGTTTGTGCCTCATCTAGTACTCCTACCTCAAGCATCATATTCTCCATTCAATTGATCAGCCATATTTAATATGTTAGTTAAACAATCTACACAAAAAGTAACAGGAAGGATACCAAAGTAACCTTGTATCCCTCCCTCCTCTTCATCATACTTCCATCCACAAATTGTGCATTCTTCTGGTGGTTCTAACCCTGACAACTTAGACATTCTGTGTCCTCCTTAAATGATTCGAGTTTAATACGCTCTACCTTTTTACCAATCTGCTCTGCAGTAGCACCAGTATTAGTACGTAAATAGTAAAGACCTTTTAGTTTCTTACCCCACGCTGCGAGATGTACTTTGTTCACGGAAGCCTTCTCGCTACCCGCAGGGAAGAACAAGTTTACGCTTTGACCTTGACATATGTATGGTTGTCTAGTCGCTGCGTGTTCCACTACCCACATTTGGTCTAACTCGAATGCAGTTTTGAATACATCCTTTTCCCAATCTGTGAGATAATCTAAATGTTGTACAGAGCCTTCGTGGTGAATAATACTTGACCACTGTTCCTCTAACCAATCTTTTTCAAAGCCTAGTCGTAGTCTGTGTTCGTTCAACACTCTAGCTAGGTGTCTATTCTTAACTAAATGAGACCCAACGCGTGTCCTATGAGTATAAGCATTAGACTTAATGGGCTCAATAGAAGCAGAAGTACCGCAGATGATACTACTATTAGCATTAGGAGCGATAGCAAGAAGATGACTATTACGTTTTCCGCTTCCTTTACCATCAGGATATTCTCCACGTTCTGCAGCTAAAGCTTGTGTTGCCATCTCTGCTTGATCTTTAATTAACCTAAACATCTTTAAATTCTGTCCAGTAGCCTGTGCAGATTCCCAAGGAATATTCTTAGATTGTAAGTATGAATGGAAACCCATTGCACCTAGACCTAAGGAACGTTCCTGGAATGCTGAGTGAGTAGCTGCTGCTAATTCTTGAGGTGCGTGTTCAATGAATTGTGTAAGTACATTATCTAGCATCGTAATTAAATCTGATATTAGTGATGTATCTTTCCACTCATCAAACAACTCTAGGTTAACAGAAGACAAACAACATACAGCAGTACGTCCTTTCTCTGTAGGTAAGTGAATCTCATTACATAAATTACTACCGTGAATCTTAAGTCCCTTATCTTTTAAAGGTTGTGGTAGTTTACGATTGGCCTCATCGATAAAGTTTAGATATGGTTCACCAGTTCTAAATCTTACTTCGAGGAGTCTTTGCCAAAGGTCTCTTGCACGTACTGTATCACGGACTTCACCGTTACTTGGATCAGTAAGACTCCAAGGACTATCATTGATAACACAATCCATAAAGGAATCAGTAATATTGACAGCATTATTAATGTTAAAACACTTGCGATTAGTATCCCCTCCAGTAGGGACTCTAAGGTTGATGAATTCAATAATGTCTGGATGTGAGATGTCAGTATACGCAGCATAACTTCCTTTTCTAGTTTGTCCTTGTTTATAAGCGGTCATCGCTGAGTCGCTTACTTTAATAAATGGAATTGGGCCTGGAGCTTTGTCCGATACGGGTCGAACATCACCCCAGTGTCCTCCTACTCCCCCTCCTTTAACACTTAACCAAGCCAACTCTGACTGATGTTTAATAAGACCATCGAGATCGTCAGCAACATAACTAAGAAAACAACTAATAGGAAGTCCTCTTGGCTTTTCACCTGGGGCAGGAGCGTTACTAAGGATAGGGCTACTAAACATAAACCAGCCACTGCTAACAGCATCATATAAACGTTGAGCAAGTTTCTTATCTCCTCCGCTATAAGCTAAGCAAGCTCTAGCGTATGCTTCTTGTGGTGATTTTTCTTTACCACGTAAATAATAATTAGTCACCAAGTCTCTTGCTTGGTCAGACATCTTCTTGTCTTTCTTGCGATCAATTACGATCCCTAAGTAATCACTCCTCATCTGGCTTAATCCTTATATCTATCATTTCAACTTCGCCTTCCATATAACTTTTATATGTCAAACGTCCCTCATTGTGTAGTTGTATGGCATCAATGATACCTCTCTCATATCTATGGTTACTATAAAGGTAGGATGCAAACCCACCTCCGATAGCCACAAATAGCATTAATAGATATACGGTTTCTATCGCCATCATTTCTCTCCAAATCTTTTGTCGTAGGCTAATGCTACGCACTCATCTAAAAATAAATCCTTCTCTAAACAGATTAATCTTAATGATATATAAATATCTCCTATCAATTCCTTAAGCTCATTAGTTTCGAGTGTAGTATTATCTTCAGATAAGAAGTGATCTATTTTCTTATCTAGATAATCTTTCATTACTCGCTCCCCTGATCCCAGAATTGTGTAAACAAAACTTCATCTGTATAAATAGTAAAGGTTTGATCTTGAGTGTAAATAAGTAGTTTGTCCATTGCTTCAATGATCTTAACTACACCATCATACACTTCATCACGTCCATCACTATGAACTACTCTTGCTCGAATCATCTTTCTTTTCCTCTTCTTTCTTAGGTTTCGGTTTGATCTTTACTGGGCTGCTCGTCTTCCACGGTTGCATTATCGTCCTCCTTAAATCTTTCTTCACTAGCATAGTTCCATAGTTCATATTGGTAATGCTCTCCTGTATTACCATTTTGTCCTATGACATCCATTCGCTCTTCATCCCACTCTTGGTCTTCAGCTAATCTTTCGTAGTAGTACCTTTCCATTGCAAGGTCTTTAATTCTTTCAATAAGTTTTTCGTACTTCTGCTCGATCTCGATTCGTTTCTTTTTCTCCGTTTCATACTTCCTAACCCAAGAGATGTAAGAGTTTTTCTGTAACTCACGCCAGCTATCCACTAGTTGTACCTCTTAAACCACACTGGTCTACCATTACGTTTGATTGTAATAGTCTTACAAGCAGTGGTTGCACCACGATACTCTTGTTGTTTTACATATAAATGACATAAGTAAACAGACTTGCATCGAAAGATCTCTACGCTGTCTGCCATATTATTCTTATGTACTTCCATAGTAATGTCACTCTTAGGTGCTGGAAAATTATAAGGATTAGGATTAGCTGCAAAAGCTGAACTAGATATTAATAATAGTGCTGCAAATAAACTACGCATAACGACCTCCAAATCTCATAGGTATTTCTTTACCTGTGTCATCAACAACAAGTATCTCAGTGTACTCAATTACTTCAGCATCTTTACCTTTACCTGTTTGTGTACGTACAACCTGTACATCTTTTACTTTATACTTTGGTTTCATTCTTTACTCCTGTTGGTGTCCATAAGTTTACTTGTTGAGTTTCTTCATCAAAGTCACGTAGCATATAAACTAGTTGTGCTTGTTCAATCAGATACTCATATGTCATACCAGCTTTATCATAAGTCTCTTCGATTACCTCCCAGTAATCTTTAGGGTCTGTTGCTGCTAATATCTTGGCTGCTTTAATCTTACCGATCTTAGGACAACCTTTGACACCATCAACACTATCACCTTCAAGTACTTGTAGATAGAACCAGTAGTCTGCTTCTTCCTGTGTTACTTCGTAGGATTCTTGTGTGTTATAGTTGTAGTGTTTCCCAGGTGCTTGATTAAGATCCTTATCAATGTGACATAGGACATACTTACCTGGTTCTTTATACATTCGACTAACACATACATCGTCTGCTTCTACATTATCAAATAGTAATGCACCCTTCTCTAGTAAATGCTCTCGAATTGGCAGCAACATTTCCAGAGGAACTTTAGGTGGTTTGCGATTACCTTTGTATGTAGGTGTTACATCATAACGAAAAGATTTCTTAGGACTTAGAATGATAACTGAGTCATCAGTATCTGTGTGATCTCTAATACCTTCTATGAAATAATCCATCTCTTCGAGTGCTGTCTCTAGGTCTGTAGAAACTGAGGCAACAATATTGTCCTCGTCACTATCATCCCAGATCACAGTGTCTTGATAGATGCTCGCATATTTATAAGCGATGCTATCGCCATCAATCAATGAAATCATAATTCCCTCTCCAATGAGCATTATCTATATGTAAGTAACCAACCTCTTTATCTATGAATTGTCTATTACTGAATGTTGTTGTTGCAGGTAAGCTTCTAGTTTCCCATTGGAAGTCGTAACCTTCGTTGACTAATTTAGTAATGTCCCAACCATAGACACCCCTAGGTGTTGACACAATATATAGAAAATCTCTTTCTTCGTGATTGCGTTCACATTTGTTTTTCTCTATAAACTGATCATCATAATGTGCAGATCTACACTTCAGCTCCACAACGTATTTAATATTGTTTGCATCGTGGCAGCAAAACTGATCCGCATCAGTACTTTCTACAGATAAATTAAACTTGTGATTTATATAATAAAGTAATTCATTTTGTGTCATTCTCCTCTCCGTACACGTGTTTCAAAATAAATTCACAGTAGTGAATGGCCTTCTTAATATCTTCAGCACCATTCTTATCTTGATGTCTGCTTATATATTTGATCACGTTACCTTCGCAATAACCAAAACCATTATGCATAATGAAATCAATTGGTTGTATCGATAGGTTATAGTGGTCTCCCCCGATCTGCTTGTTCATACTCCCTCCAAACTAAATTCAATAAACTCTTCACCTTTCTTTACATCAGTCTTTGATGCAGTCAACATATAAATATGCTTATCATTAAATGCATACTTCATCTGCAGACAATCAATAAAAGGTTTGAGTACGTTATCCAAATCAGCAAGTTTACTGCTAAGACCTACTGCTATAAATAATTGAAGTTTACCTTTCGGTATCTCTAAATCATTAGGTAATAGTGGTAGTAGTTTTCTCTCATAGTTTTTGTACTTATAAGATTTAACTTTTCTACCACCATACATATCATTGGTACTGAGTGGTTTAATATCAATGTGTATCATACCAAGTGTTCCCAATTTTAGCCTCACCTTCCAACTTAACTCTGAAGTTCAAAAGTTTTTCAACATCAGCAAATGTAGACTCAGCAATTTCTTTTACGATCTCTGCTTTGTTTTCATCTACTTCTATCTGAACCTCATCGTGAATGTTACCAATGAACTCGTACTCCTTACCTGGAGTCATAGTCTCTTGTAACTTTTTGTCTAGTTCGACTAGGTAATACTTCATAACTAATGCACCTGCACCCTGTAGTAATACATTAAGTGCAGCGTGATCGCTACGAATCTCATACTTTCTTTTGTTTAAACCAAGAAGGAATCCCTTACTAGCTGACTTCTTGACAGCT